GATTTGAAGTTGACCAGATTGTTGACGCTGTGTCAAGTCTTTTTTTCATTTCGACCCCTATTACTCCGTAAAAAAGTTGAAAATAGGTGTTGTTTTGGGGTTGAACGACGATTTTGAGCCGCAAAGCTTCAAGGCAGGCATCACAGGCACTGCTTCGCTAATGGGTCATGTAGGGGTGAAATCGAGAGCAATAGTCAATACGTGCATTATGCAAGGCGTTGAAATGATTGGAATTTTGGGTATGGGAAAAACGGAATTCAGTAAATTGTCCACGCTTTCCTAAAGGAAACGGCATTCCATCCCTTCATGCGCCCATGCTATGACCCACATCTACCCTCTTTAGAGGGCAAAATTACGGTTTAATTGGCTTTCCAGCTACAAAATCTGTCGGTCTCTGTCCCTCTGGGACGGTGTGCGCCTGCTGTGACCCTCGGGTGCGATCAGGGGCAGGGGGGTGGCGTGGCCGTGCCATGCGTTGCGTGCGTCCTGAGCCTCTAGATATAGGTATTTCACAAACACTAAACCTTTTTCATGCCCTCGTCTCAAAAACACCGGGGTCTATACAAACACCGATAATAATTTTTTCTACAAAATACTCAAATTCTCTGCAATCAGTTCTGAAATCAGAGCTGAAAACACGATGCAACCCAATAACCCATAAACCCAATAACCCACTCTACTGGCAAGTGTCTCTGAGATCAGAGTTGTAATCAGGAATGCCGGAAAAGGTATTGCATATTCCGGATCGGATGGGTATATTCCCTGCCAATGATGGACAAACCATCTCAAGACGCATGGGGATTGATCGAACAACTTTGAGCTTTGGGTTTGGCGGTTGCGCCAATAATTCCTGAACAGTCCCCAGCCGTGTTGGTGGAAACGGTTTGGCCCCGTTGGGAGTTTTTCGTTGTTGATTTGCGCCCACACCCTGCCTTATGGGAGCCACCAACAAGTTTGGCGAAAGCGGATGCTGGTACAGGGGATTGCGGAGCGGCGGTCAGCCAGACGTAGCGAGTAGCCTTCACACAAGAGGAAACAATGGCAACAAAGAAATCTACTGAAGCAGTGAGTGCTCGTCGGGAGCAGCTTCGGGAAGAACACGCCGTTGCTGTCCGTGAAAAGATTCAAGTGTCAAGCTTGGTCACCACACTGGAAAACTTTGCTCTCGGCAAGGGAACCGCCAAGTTGACTGCGGCTCGCATCAAAGCGATTGAGATGTTGCTGGACAAGACCCTGCCGAACTTGGCTTCGGTCAAGCATGAGACAGATGCGAAGAGTGTTACATTCATGATTGGTTCAAACTTCGTAAAGCCTGAATGACCGTCATCCAATACATGCCGCCAGGACAAGTGGCTGCCGACTTCCATGCTTCTGAGGCTGATGTCCGAGGAATCAAAGGGCCGGTCGGCTCCGGAAAGTCTTCCACCTGCTGCATGGAGATCGTCAAACACTCCCTCAAGCAAACCCCACACAATGGTTGGCGCAAGGCTCGATGGGCCGTCATCCGTAATACCTACCCTGAACTGAAGTCCACCACGATCAAAACTTGGCAGACTTGGTTCAATGACGAGCTTGCCCCGATCAAGTGGGATGCCCCGATCACAGCTCACATGAAGATCAAAGACTGTGGAGACGGCAACGGACTGGATCTCGAAGTCATCTTCATCGCCTTGGATAAAGCTTCTGAAACCGGCAAGCTGAGATCTCTCGAACTTACTGGAGCTTGGATAAATGAAGCCTCAGAGGTTCCGCATGAAGTCTTCAACATGGTCACGCAACGTATCGGTCGTTACCCCGCGAAGACTCACGGCGGCGGCCCCGTTCATCCATGCGTCATCCTCGATACCAACCCGCCTGACGACGATCACTGGTATTACAAGATTGCAGAAGAAGACACCCCCGAAGGATGGGAATTCTTTAACCAGCCGGGTGGTCTCATTCGTATTCAAGAGGGCGATGAGGTTGAATACAAACCGAACCCAGATGCGGAGAATGTGTTCAATCTTCCTCAAGGGTACGACTACTACCTGAAGATGGTTAAGGGCAAGTCCGACGACTGGATCAAAGTCTTTGTCCTCGGCCAGTACGGAACGACCGCTGACGGAAAGCCAGTCTACCCAGAGTACAACGACAGAATCCACACCTCGGAAGAGGAGATCCTTGTGAACAGAGGACTCCCTCTGTACCTTGGATGGGACTTCGGACTCACACCAGCTTGCATCGTCGGACAGATTACTGCCCGTGGGCAACTGGTGATCCTTGAAGAGTTTGTCGCCGAAGACATGGGCATCAGACAGTTTGCTCAGGAAATCGTCAAGCCAGCCCTGATGACGACCTACTCCGGAATGCGGTTCATCTCTGTTGGTGACCCCGCTGGAACACATAGGTCTCAAGCGGACGAGCGAACCTGCTACCAAGAACTCCTTGAGGCTGGGATTGCAAGTGAGCCAACAAACACAAACGATTTCATACCACGCAGAGAATCGGTTGCTTACTTCCTCAACAAGCTGGCTGGGGGAGAACCTGGATTTCTTCTCTCGCCAAACTGCCGCCAGCTACGCAAGGGCTTCCTCGGTGGCTACAGGTATGAACGACTCAAGGTCGCTGGAGAAAGATACCGCGACCGCCCAGTCAAAGACAGATTCAGTCACCCACACGATGCGCTTCAGTACCTCTGCTTAGCAGCGAGAAGCGGCAAAGTGGAAGTGAGAGCACGACAAGTTAAAAAAGCGTCCAGCAAAGCTTGGACATGAGGAATAAACCATGACACAGGTGTATCAGGCAGTCGCGCCAGTCGAAGCAGACATCAGCGCCGTCCAAGCACAAGGCGTGGATAACTCCGACCTGATCGCGCTCGGCATCTCTGGACACATCAATTCCTGCTGGACTCAAGCGAAGATGGCAAAGCAGGACATCACTGAGCGTTTGCTCAAGTGCGAGCGCCAGCGCCGTGGTGAGTATGACCCTGACAAAGCCATCGACATCGCCGAAACCGGCGGGTCAGACATCTTCATGATGCTGACAGACGTTAAGTGTGCCGCTGCCAAGTCATGGATTCAGGACGTAATGCTCCAAGCAAACCGTCCTTTCGATCTCGTACCCGCTCAAGAACCACAGATTCCTCCTGAAGTCCGTCTGTCGATCATCGACTTGGTGAGGACAGAAGCGGAAGATTACGTCCGCGCCGGTCAAGAGTTGCACCCAGAGACATTCCGCAAGCGGATGAATGAAGTCCACGACATCATCTCCATGCGTGTCAAGGAAGAAGCCAAGGCTACCGCAGAGAGAATGGCTCAGGTCATCCAAGATCAACTGGATGTCGGCAAGTTCAAGCCTGCCATGCAGGACTTCATTGATGACTTCGTGACGTTCCCCACGGCCATCCTCAAAGGCCCAAGCGTTCGCCGCAAGAAACAACTCCAATGGGGGCCAAACTTCACACCCATCGTCATCAATGACATGGTTCGTGAAGTCTCAAGGGTTTCTGCTTACGACATCTTCCCAAGCGCCAACTCAATGGGCGTGGATGACGGCTTCCTGATTCAGCGTCACCGTCTGTCGGCCAAGTCATTGGAGTCCCTCAAGGGTGTTCCCGGATATTCTGACGACGAGATAGATCAAGTGCTCATCCGCTATGGACGAGCTGGCTACCGCTACAACGAGTACGGCGACCAACAGCGTGACGACCTCGAAGGCAAGACGAATTCCCAAATGCACAACGATCACCTGATCGAAGCATTGGAGTTCTGGGGGCCAGTCATGGGCGACCTGCTGATCCAGTGGGGCATGAAGGACGTTGACCCCAACAAGGTCTATGAGATCAATGCTTGGCAAGTGGCAAGCTTCACCATCAAGGTGGTTCTGAATCCAGATCCCCTCGGCGAGCGCCCCTACGAGATCGCCTCATGGCGCACCATCCCCGGAGCTTTCTGGGGTATGGCTCTGCCTGAGAACATGCGCGATGTACAGATCATGTGCAACGCAGCATCCCGCGCTCTGGCAAACAACATGGGCATCGGCTCTGGCCCTCAAGTCGAAGTGGCTGTGGACAGATTGGCTGACGGCGAAGACGTAACCCAGATGTATCCTTGGAAGATCTGGCAGACCACATCGGATAAAACCGGCGGCGGTCAGCCCGGTGTTCGCTTCTTCATGCCTGAAATGAAGGCCGCCGAGCTGATGGGTATCTACAACCAGTTCGCCAAACAAGCGGACGAAGTGACAGGTATCCCCAACTACATCTACGGTTCTGGCTCCGGAGCAAGTGGCGCAGGCCGCACAGCTTCTGGTCTGTCCATGCTGATGGACAACGCCGCCAAGGGAATCAAGACAGCGGTCGGGACTATCGACGATGTGGTCACGATGGTCGTCAACCGGTTCTATGTCCACAACATGATCTATAACCCTGATCCATACATCAAGGGTGATTTCCGTGTTGTAGCCAAAGGCGCAATGGGCTTGATCGCCAAAGAGCAGATCCAAGTTCGCCGCAACGAGTTCTTGAATCTTGTGCTCAGCAACCAGATCGCCCTACAGATTGTTGGCCCAGAGGGTGCAGCGTATCTGTTGCGCGAGACAGCGATGGGCTTACAGATGGATACCGACAGATTGGTTCCATCGACAGAGATGATGAAGTTCAAACAAGAACAGATTCAGATGGCAATGCAACAGTTGCAGGCCACAATGCCACAACAACAGATTGCAGCCCCTGAAGCAACAAACCCAGCCGGAGACCAAGCGCCTCCTGCAATGAATACAGTTCAACCCCAACAAGGAGTATCAGCATGATGACAATGAAAAAAGCCCCCAAAAAAGGAATGATGCCAGCAGGCTACAAGGATGGCGGTCACGCTAAAAAAGAAATGGCTGCTTTGAAAAAGGGCGGCGCTCCTAAAAAGGTGATGATGTCCGAAGCCAAAGAGTACGGCATGAAGATGGCAAATGGCGGCAAAGCAAAAATGGCAGATGGCGGCAAGGCGTTCAAGCCTTGTGCTGGTTGCCCAGCCCCCAAGAAGTGCGCTGCTATGGGCAAGTGCATGAAGGGTGGAAAGTGATTTCCAAGATTGTTGAGCAGGCCAAGGCTTTGGTCGCCAAGTTCATGGAACGAGTAAATAAGCTGAGGGAAAAGAAATGAAACCTGATTGGCAAAATAAGAGCTACGCCAAGACAAGCTCACCCACCGCCCCTTCGACTATGCACTCTAAGTTGAAGGTGGGCATGACCAGCCTTCACTCGAAGATTGCTGTCTCCAACCACAACATGCCTAGTCAGCCAATGCCTGCTGTTCGCAAGTTTGCTGATGGTGGTTCTGTGCGTACTCGCTCGGACGACGAGATTGGTGATACCGATCTTCGTACCGGCAAGGTAGATCCCGGAAGCTATGATCGTCGAATGGCTCAAGGTGAGAAGAATCTCCAAGCATTGAAGGATGCCTTCAACAAGTTCACTGGAGACAACAAGCCTTCGGCTTCTGCTGAGTCAACCATGTCTCCTGACTCTATGGCCTCTACCTACTACGGTGGCAAAAAAGATTCTGACACTGCCAAGCCTGTGGAGATGAAGACAGAGACAACGACAGAGCCTTCATACATGAAGGATGTCCGCGACACCCTGTCAAAGCCAAAGGCTGAGTCAACCATGACGATGACAGAAGAGCCTACTGCCGTTAAAACCGACAAGCCCTCTGCCGCCAAAACAGCCAAGCCTTCTGTCGCCAAGTCTTCCTCTCGGCCTATGCCTGCTGCGCCATCGCAAACAAAAGAGACTGCTGCTCAAATGCGCGAAAAACAAGTCCGCACATCCGGCGGTTCTCGTGGCGCTCGAATGAGAGAAGCTGCAACTGATACTGGCGATGAGATGACTCGTTTGCGGGACAAGACTAGCAAGTCCATCCCCGGAGTTGTTGGTCGATTTGATCTTCAAGGAAACCAAATTCCTGTCGGACTCGGGCCAAGATCTTCGCAGGTTTACAGTGGCGATGGAAGTACCGCCATGAGTCGCGCCGAGAACAGATACCTTCAATCACGCATTGATGCTGGTAACCTCACGGCGATGGAAAGAGCGCAGGCTAAGCGAGCTGGCTTGATCTAATGCTTCAGAAGCCATCAGTACAAGTTCTGAACGCCCTTGCTTCACTCAAGGGCAACCCTCAGTTTGAGACCATTCAGCAATGGATGGCGGCCTCACTGCAAGACCTATACCGCGACAGCGCCAGCACAAAGGATGAAGTCCTATGTCGTTGGCAGCAAGGAGCGGCGCAGGCTGTGAGTGAGTTTTTAGAAAAATCAAAGGATGCCGAAGAGGTTATCCGAAAGTTGCGGTAGATGGTCTTAGGACTGTCTAGCAGCATTCGCTGCAACAGGTGCTGGCCTTTCCCAGCAACCGTTGAACACCGAACAAATCACTCGAATACCGCAAGACTCGAATGTGACTGTCTCGGCTCACGGAGAAAAGATGTCTACATTACCACGTGCAGTAATCGCCGCTGAAAAGCGAGCAGATGAAATTTTGCAAGAGATAGAGAAGCAGAACCAGATGGAGCAAATGCCTCAACCTCCGGTTGAATCGCAAGCCCCTCCAACTCCCCAACCTCCTATTGACTCCACGCTTCCTCCCCAAGAGGAAAGCTGGGAACACCGATTCAAGGTTTTACAAGGGAAGTACAACGCTGAGGTTCCTCGCTTTGCACACGAGAATAAAGATTTGAAGAGTCGTCTTCAGTCTCTCGAAGAACAACTCGAAGACATGAAGAACGCAAAACCTGCTGAGCTTTTGGTTAAGCCAGAAGAGATCGAGCAATACGGTGAAGGTTTGATTGACGTAGCCCGTCGAGTCGCCAGAGAAGAGCTGGCATCGAAGGACGCACAGATTGCAAAACTCAGATCCGAAATTGATTCGGTCAAATCTGTTCAATCACATGTCGTGCAGGACAACTTCTTCAAGTCACTGACTGAAATGGTTCCCGACTGGGAGGCCCTTAACGCTGATGCTAATTTTCTAAATTGGCTCGATGGTGTTGATGACCTTACAGGAGAAACCAGACAGGCTCTTCTCGGCAAAGCAGAACAGCAACGTGATCCAGTTCGAGCTGCGAAGTTCTTCAACATGTTTAAGAAGACATCACAAACGTGGGCGGCACAAAGCGCCGCATCATTGGAACAGCAAATCGTCCCACCTACAAACCAAGCTCCTTCCACACCGCAGGCGAAGAAGATTTGGACTCGCGCAGAAATCACCAGTTTCTACGACAGGGTAAGACGAGGAACTATTTCAGATGCAGACGTAGTTGCCATTGAAGCTGATATTGCATCAGCATCTTTCGAGGGTCGTATTCGATGACCCAAACAAATCAATCTTTTTTTAAGGAAAAATCATGTCTATTGGAGTAGCAGGCTCAGGTTCCGCAGCCCTCATCAGCGGAGCATATCCCCAGTATTCAACTGCCAGTACAACCAAGTTCATTCCTGAAGTTTGGTCTGGCAAGTTGCAAGCTAAGTTCTACAAGAGCACCGTTCTTGCAGAGATCACCAACAACGATTGGGAAGGCGAGATCAAGGGTCAAGGCGATAAAGTCTATATCCGTTCAATCCCCACCATCACCATCCGTTCATACACAAAAGGTATGAACCTGACAAACGAAGTCCCCACATCTACTCCTTTAGAGTTGAACATTGACCAAGGTCAATACTTCTCTGTGGTGTTGGATGACGTTGACGCCGTTCAAGCAGACGTTAAGTTGATGGACATGTTCACCAACGATGCCAGCGAGCAAATGAAGATCACTATCGACGCAGATGTGTTGAATGGTGTGAAAGCAGGCGCAGCCGCAGCAAACAAGGGTGCAACAGCCGGTGCTATCTCTGGCAACATCAACTTGGGTGCTACCTACGCTACCCGCGCCATCAGCAAGACCAACGTGTTGGACTTGATTTTGGACATGGGCCAAGTGTTGGACGAGCAAGACGTTCCTGAGACTGGTCGTTGGTTGGTTATTCCTTCATGGATGGCCGCCTTGATTAAGAACTCTGACCTGAAGCAAGCGTACTTGACCGGCGACAGCCAGTCTCCCTTGCGTAACGGTAAGCTCGGCATGATCGACCGCTTCACCCTGTACGTCTCCAACAACCTGCCTTACGCCACTGACTTGGGTTCCGACTCAGCCACCGGCGGTACAGGCGGCGCTGCTGACGTTCGTGGCTGGAACATTCTTGCCGGTACACGCGATGCAATCTCCTTTGCTTCACAAATGGCAAACGTCGAGACCATCCGCGCTCAATCCACATTCGGTAACATCGTTCGTGGTTTGAATGTCTACGGCTACAAAGTGACCAAGCCCGAAGCTTTGGTCAATGCACTGGTTTCCAAAGCCTAAGCAGTTGCCGAGGAATTGGGGGAGGCTTCGGCCTCCTCCCTTTTTATGCTTTATTTACGCAACACCAAAACCAATAAGCTTCATGCTTACGATAGATCCTTGCTTGAGCTTGGCTACTATCAAGAGTATGAGGATGATCCGCAAGATCCTCCGAGAAAGACGAAGGACGTCTCTTTCTACGTCTCAGCCATTGGTATTGGTGATGCGGTTTGTGCGCTGTATGCAGCCTGCGGTGTAGCGGATCAAGGCTTCAATGTCACACTCCACACAAGACACGTTGACTGGCTGTCTGTCGCCGAACATCCAAATGTCAGTATTTGTCAGGAATCAGATTATTCCGCTGATGCAAACCTTGATTACGCAGGCCAGCTAAGGGCTGGTAGAGACAAGAGCTTTGGCTCAAGACCGAACTGGTACATCAAGAACATCGGTAGGTATTACGAGATCCCAGCCTGCCAAGCAGCAAGACCCGCCAAGGTAAAGAGCTTCGACAGATCACAGAAGATTGCAGTGCTTGCACCAAGCAGTATCTGGCCTGTTCGCTCGTGGAGCGAGAACAGATGGACAGATATGTCGAATCTGTTGACAGATCATGGCTATCTTGTGATGGTCATAGGCTCTGGAAAGGACAAGGATCTGCTCGACAGAATCCCATCCAGCCAGGTTTATTGGAACAGGCCAGTGGCCGAAATCCTTGAATTGATTGGCGGTGCGACAATCCTGCTTGGGAATGACAGTGGCATGGTTCACATTGCTGGACTGCTGGGAACTCCAGCGGTGGCGGTACTTGGCCCAACCACGAGAGACTTCATTTTTGATTGCGGAGAATCTGTCGTTGGGATAAGCTCTGACATGCCATGCGCTGGATGCTACTGGCAGAGAGATCATGGCTGGGACGACAGGTGCATCAAAAACTGCGAGTCTTTGCAGTCAGTCAAGCCAGAGCAAGTCTTACAGCTAGGAGAATCACATGTTCATGAGAAACAAGCGCACGGGCAGGATAGTGGTTTACGACGAGAAGCTGCTGGAGTTGGGGTACGAGGTGGTCGTAGACGAGCCAAAGCCAAAGAAGCCAACTGACGACGAGGTTTCCGTGCAGGACGAGATCACCATCAAACTGTTTAAAGAGGCCGCATGAAGGCGAAGGACATAAAACGCGAAGGTGGCAAGCTCGTCTATCGTGGACAAGAGTTTGATGGCTTCAACAAGCCAAAGAATGCCCCTACTGGCGCAAAGCAAAAGAAAGTCGTTCTCGCCAAGAAAGGCGATGAAGTGAAGCTTGTTCGCTTTGGTCTGCGTGGGATGGAAGATTTCACCCAACACAAAGACCCTGAGCGCCGTAAGAACTACCTTGCGAGATCAGCAGGCATCAAAAATAAAAGCGGTCAGCCCACCAAGGATGATGTGTTCAGTGCAAACCACTGGGCTAGAAAGGTACTTTGGTAGTATAAATGGCAACATTTCAAAATGTAATGGACGATGCGCGAGTTCTCCTCAATGATGAAACCACTGAGTTGAACCCAATCCCTCGCTATACGGAGACCCAGTTGATGAGCTATGCTCGCTCGGCTCTCATCGAGGCCCGTCGAGTCAGGCCAGATCTGTTTCTGTCAAACCTAACTACGTCTTTCGCAAGCTATACGGCTGCTTCCACGATTCCAATTTCTGACGACTACCTTCTTGCAATGGTAGATTACGTTGTCCACCGCGCCGAGTTGCGGGATGATGAGTTCGCTGTGGACGGTCGGTCTGCCACCCTGTACCAAAAATTTAAGTCTGCACTGCTGGGAATCACATGAAGACACTCGAATCATTCCTGCCAGAGATCCTTCCCGATGTACCCGGATGCCCGTCAGACATGGCCATCCGCGCTCTACGCAACACAATTATTGAGTTCTGCGAAAAGAGCTTGATCTATCAGGACACGATGGATGCAATTACCGTCTTGGAGGGCATAACAGATTACGATCTGGAGCCTCCCAAGAACTACCGCATTCAGAAGATCATGAAGATGTGGTATCTGGGGCAGGAGCTTGAGGCTTTGGCTCCGGACGGTATCGGTGTGCCAGATGCCTATCGAACCAACATAACTGGCTACAACCCCAGCAGTGGCCCACCTGCCGGATATACGCAGAAGGATGTGGATACCTTCACAATTCTGCCAATTCCGGATCAAAAGTACACAAGCGCCCTTACAATGAGGGTGGCTCTCGTTCCCCTGCGAACAGTGACAGAGGTTGCTGATTTCTTGTTTGAGATCTGGGGCGAGACTCTTGGGTTTGGTGCAAAGGCAAGGCTGATGCTGACACCTGGAAAGCCTTATTCAAACAACGAGGCGGCAAACTTCAATCAAGTTCGCTACATGACAGGGTTGAATGACGCTAGACAGAGAGCTTTGCGCGGCAATGTGCGATCTACTTTACAAGTCAAGTTGAGGAAGCCATGACAGACAAAATTAAACTTGTTCAAGGTGACACTCGCCCAGCCATTGTCTGCACGATTACCGACGAGACCACAGGAACTGCGGTTAACATCACTGGAGCCACTGTTGTTTTGAAGTTCCGCCCAGTCGGAAGCACAACCCTACAAGCTACCGTAACGGGAACGGTGACATCTGGCTCTGCTGGACAAGTCGCCTTCTACCCAGCCTCCGCTCCAGCAATGCTGACAGGTGACGCAGGAGATTATGAGGGTGAGATTGAAATCACGTTCAGCGATGGACAGATTCAAACCGTCTACGATCTTTTGAAATTTAAGATCCGCGAGGACTTCTAATGGTTACGGTTGCGGTTACAAAAATAACCGTCTCGTCAACAGACGTTAAGCTTCGTGCCGCCGTGTCTGTTGTAGATCCAGTTGTTGATGTATCGAGATCAATACCAGTTTCAGAAATATCATATATTTATTTGCAGGTTCTTGCCAGCCTAGATAGCACAGGAAGGTTTGCCTTCATAACAGACTCCGCTGTAGTGTCTGATGGTAAGGCTTTCTCTTTCTCTAAGTCATTAGCAGACAGCGCACTGATTACCGATTACGTATTTGAGTCTTTTGAAAAACCACTATCTGATACGGTGACGTTGCTGGATAGCCTCACAAGGACTTTGATTCTAATTAGAATCTTTGCTGAAACTCAGGGAGTTGATGACGTATTCGCAAAGGTATTTGAAAAATTTGTATACGAGTATGTCACGCCAGAAGATGTAATTGCCAAAAGCTTCTCTAAGCAATTCCAAGATGGGTTTGCGATGAACGATTCATCGGAAGCCACTGACGGAATAACATTTGCATTTGCTCACGCTGTTCAAAACATTGTCACTGCTTCGGATGCAAGCATTCGAGGATTCACAAAAACAAGAACAGATTCTGTTTCCACAAGTGACTCGGGCATTTTGGTGCAGCAAGACTATGTTGACTTAACATATTTTGCTGAAGACTACGTTGGTGTAGGTTATGTTTTTTAAACGAGGTTAATCATGGTTAATGAAGAAATCAAAATTACGGGTCATGTTGACATTGTGGTCACTGACAAGCATGGGTTTGTCAAAGATACTCGTAGCGTCAAAAACCTTGTCCTGACAGCAGGCAAGGAATTTATTGCTTCAAGTATGCTGAAGACAACCACCAACAGTCCTGTTGCGATGAGTCACATGGCTATTGGATCTGGAACCACTGCGGCTGCGATTGGCAATACAGGCATGGAAAGCCAGCTTGGTCGTGTGGCTCTTGCAAGTGCAGCATCTTCCGGCGCTGTTGTTACCTACACAGCTTCATTCCCTGCTGGCACTGGCACTGGCGCGGTAACAGAGGCTGGCATTTTGAATAACAGCACTGGCGGAACAATGCTTTGTCGAACCGTCTTCTCTGTTGTCAATAAAGGTTCCGACGATGCAATGTCTGTCACTTGGACTGTAACCGTAAGCTAATCACATGGCCGCAATTACAACTCGCTCGGGCAAGGGTTCTCCACTAACCAATGCGGAGATGGATGCCAACCTAACCAGTCTCAATGAGTCGCAGACTGTCATGGGCGAGCCTATGGGCCATGCCAATATAGCGCAGTCAACGATTTCGTTTAATGCGGGTACACGCACATTTACGATTACCCCTGTTGGAGCGAACTTTGTTGTCTGGTGCAAGGGTGAGAAGTACACCTACACCACAGCACAGACAGTCGTCATTCCAGACACTGCTGGCCTTCATTACATCTACTTCAGCTCGTCTGGCGTGTTGTCAACAAAGATGTCATTCTTCACATGGGATGAAGATGCGCCAACATCCTATGTTTATTGGAACGCAACAAACAACGAGGCTGTTTACTTTGCCGACGAACGTCATGGCGTTACTCTTGACTGGCAGACGCACGAGTATCTTCACAGAACTCGCGGCGCAGCAATAGCAAATGGATTTGCAGCCAGTGGATACACTTTATCCGGCGATGGAAGTGCAAATGCAGATGCACAGATAACGATAGAAGGCGGCACGTTCTTTGACGAGGACATGCAGATTGACATTGTTTCGTCCAACACTCCAACAGCAAATACATTTGAGCAAGATCTCAGCAGCCCAGCTCGCATACCAATTCTGTATCTTGAAGGAAGTGAGTGGAGAATCACATCTCCAACTGACTATCCCGTTAAGCAGGGAACAGCTAGGCCACAGTACAACTTGTTTACTGGCGGTGTTTGGACTCTTGTTGATGTAACCAATACAGACTTCACATGTACGTGGATTCTTGCGACCAACAACCTTAACTACCCGGTAGTTGGCGTAATCAGCCAATCAAATCTGTCCACGCTAAACAATGCAGAAGCTGCTGTGTTTGAGGATTTGGACTTGCCCGGATTCCCATCTGTTGAGTTCAGGCCGCTGTACAAGCTGATCTTTCAATCCAATAACTCGTATTCAAATACTCCTCATACAAGATTGAGGGGCATCACAGACCTCAGGAGTATCTCTTCTGCTGGAGTGGCTCCATCTTTGATTACAGACCACGGAAATCTGTCTGGCCTAACAGATGATGACCACCCACAGTACCTGTCGGACACAGATGTAAGGCCGGGTGTTGCTCAGTCTGTTAAAAATAGCTTGATCCCATCAACTCCTGTTGCCGGTGGTATTGCCTACGGCACAGCCACATCTTTTAACTTCACCGCTGCTGGCACTGCTGGACAGGTTCTGACATCTGGCGGCGCATCTGTTCCGACATGGACAAGTTCGACAAGCGCAAACACGGCGCTGGCAATCGTCCAGAGAGATGCGAGCGGCAACTTCACTGCCGGAACAATTACAGCGGCATTGGTCGGTAATGCAGACACAGCAACAACAGCAACAAATCTTGCTGGTGGTGGAGCTAATCGTATTGCTTATCAAACAGGATCTGGAGCATCTGCATTTGCAGTAGCGCCAACAACAACTGATACGTTTCTGAAGTGGGATGGATCAGCATTTGCATGGGCTAGTGCTGGGTCAAACATCACCGACGACACGACAACCAATGCTACGTATTACCCAGCACTGTCCACATCGAACTCAGGTTCATTCTCCTCGGTCAAGACCTCCAGCACTAAGCTTTCATTTAACCCAAGCACTGGACTGCTCACAGCCACAGCGTTTGCTGGAGACTTAACTGGCAATGCTTCAGGCTCAGCGGCTACCTTTACAAGCACATCGCAAAACTCACAATTTAATTCTATTGGTGTTGGAACTGCTGCATCTACTACTGCTGGTGAAATTAGAGCAACCAACAATATCACGGCATATTATTCAGATGAGCGACTGAAAACCAAGATAGGTGACATTGAAGATCCATTGGTCAAGGTTCGCGCAATCAAGACAATGCTGTATCACGCCAACGAAGTAGCAGTGTCTCTTGGATATGATGCGTCTGTTATCGAGGTTGGTGTAACGGCTCAATCCGTGCAGGCCGTTCAGCCTCAAGCAGTAGCGCCAGCGCCTATTGATGAGCAGTATTTAACTGTCAGGTATGAGCGTCTTGTGCCTCTTTTGATTGAGGCGATTAAAGAGTTGTCTGACAAGGTAATAGTTCTCGAAGAAAAACTGAAAGAGGGGGCGTAATGCCAGTCTTATTTACAAATAACGCAACCACGACCCTCGGGTCTTCAATCCTCATCGGGGATCTGTCGTTGACTGTTGCGTCAGGAACAGGCTCTCTGTTCCCGGCAACAACAAGCGGATTTTTCTACGTTGCTCTTGTCAACTCAAGCAACCAGATAGAGTTTGTCAAAGTCACCACTCGCTCATCTGATACGTTCACTATTGTTAGGGCGCAGGGAGGGTCGTCTGCTCGCGCATATACGGCAGGTGACAAGGTTGAACTTCGGTTGATTTCGACTGCTCTTGAAAATTTTGTCCAGCTCGATGGCACTCAAACCATATCAGGCAACAAGACATTTAGTGGAACTGTTGCGTTGAGTGGTGGCGGGTCTATGTCCGGAACCTATACCGGCAGCCCAACACTTTCTGGCAACCCAACCTTCTCTGGTAATCCCACCTTCAGCGGCGTACCGGTATTAAACAACGGCGGCACATTGTCTGGGACATTTACAGGAACGCCAACATTTTCAGGCGACACAACTCATTCTGGAAATCCGACGTTCAGTGGGACTCCGGTATTTTCTAATGTTCTTTCGCTCACAGGATCTTTAAATACAGCAAACTTTAAGATCCTGCAAGAGAGTGGAAATCTTGTTATAAAGTACGGAACAACGGTAATTGTCACCATCTCATCTGCTGGAGCTATTACCGCTGGTGGTTCAGTTTCAGGCAGTTAAGGAGTAAAACATGGCAACAACAACTATTGGCGCACCAGGTGTAGTATTTCCTGATGGAACTACACAAGCTTCGGCAAGTCCAGGTACTGTAGTTACAAGAATTTATACATCACCATCGCCGTGGACAAAAGACGCTGCTTTAAAAGCAGTAAAAGTAACTCTTGTAAGTGGCGGTGGCGGCGGTGGAAATTCACCAACTAACCCAGCAGCCCCAAACAACGGTGGCAGTGGCGGTGGCGGTGGTGCTGGTTTTGGTTATTTCCAAGCGCCAGCAATACCAGGCCCAGTAACTGTAACTGTTGGTGCTGGTGGCGGTACAACAGCAAGCGGAGGAACATCAAGTTTTGGTCCATTAATGTCTGCCACAGGAGGCGGGGGTGGTGTTTCCTCTCCCGCTGGCACTGCGGGAGCTGGTGGTTCTATTACTCCGAGCCCAAATATATTTGGAATCAATGGCGGCCCTGGTACTGGCGCAGGGCCAAATGTAACTGGCACAAATAGGTCGACTAATGGTGGAGGAAACACTGCTTTTGGTTTTGGTTTTGGTGGGACTCAAGGTTCACCAACTCAAACTGCAACTGGGTACGGAGGTGGTGGAGGTGGTGGTACTACGAGCGGAACAACAACTGGCTTTGCGGGGACAGCTGGAATTATTATTGTTGAGGAGTTTTATTAATGAAAGCACTTATTTCACCTAATGAGACAAGAGAGACTGGCTATCGTGTTGCACAAGTCCAACAACAAGAATTTGAGGTTGCAGAACCATTATTTTGGGTTACGTGTGAAAATAATGTTGTTGCAGACCAGTTTTGGTATAACCCATCTGACCAAACAATAAAACCCATTCCCGAACCTGATCCATCCGTGGAGGCTTAATGTGTAATCAACTGTCTCAGTTCACTGTTGAAAAGTATGTACACCTCAAGGGCTTCCTTGATGTTAATAATTGCAATGAATTTGCCGCTGAACTGAAACGGTTGGTTGATGCAAAAGTAACTCACAAAGATACTCAATGCCCAACGTCAGAAGCAATTCATGGTGCTATGGCATTTGACAAGCTTCTCGTAGATCTTCTTCCTCACTTTGAGAAGGCAACGGGCAAGCGCCTTTACCCAACTTACAGCTATGCTCGACTGTATAAAAAAGGTGAAAAGCTGAATATCCACACTGATAGAGAATCTTGCGAGATAAGCGCAACTCTGACGTTGGGTTTTGATGGAGAGGCATGGCCTATCTATATGGGTGACGAGGGCGGAGAGAACGCATCCAAAATCGTTATGGATGTTGGTGATGTCGTGCTTTATCGTGGAATGGAGAAGTATCACTGGAGAAAAAAATTCAAGGGCGAATGGCAAGCACAGGTTTTCTTGCATTACGTCGATGCTGATGGCCCACACAAAGAGTGGAAGTTCGACAAGCGCCCCGGCTTAAACTTACCAACTACTAGCAACGAGCTGAACTATTGGATGTTCACAGACATCTTGAGTACAGAAATGTGCGACTCTATTATTTCTTCATATACAAACTCGTCAGTTAAAAAAGAACCTCCGGTGATCGGATCTGGTGATGGAACTGTAGACAGAAAGATTAGGAATGTGGAGAGGGTCATGTTGCCCACCTACAAAGATCTTGGTGGATTGCTTACTGCTGCCGGTCTATCTGCAAATCACCAGTCATTTAAGTTTGACATCACTCACGCCAATCAAGCAGAATTTCTAATCTATCCTGCCGGTGGGAGATACCAGTCCCACGTAGATACTTTTCTTGCTCATGGTGATGAGTGTAGAAAGTTAACCGTACTGGCATTTTTAAATGACGACTTTAAGGGTGGTAGATTTTATTTACAAAACGGTCACGAAAGAATGTATCCGCCACAAAGCAAGGGAACAGTTTTGGTTTTCCCAAGCTTTGTGATGCACGGCGTAGAAGACATAGAAGAGGGAACCCGATACTCAGCAGTCTGCTGGATGCTCGGAAAATTTTTTAGATAGGAACAGAAATGAGCGAGATTGATCCAATTGCTTATGGCGCACTGACTGCCAAGGTAGAGAACCTAGAGAAAAAGCTAGACAAGCTAGAGGCTTCTATTGAGGAGCTTATTGCTTTAGTCAACAAAGGCAAGGGCGGAGTGTGGATGGGCGTAGCCATTGTTTCTGCAATCAGTTCTGTTATCGGATTTCTCAGCCACAATCTGTTCGGCAAGAGTTAAAACATGACGCTTCCAGCATCAGGCGCAATATCATTTAATGCTATTAACGTAGAGCTTGGACAGCCTGGGACAACTACTGCCAATATTAACCAAGCTTCATATCGAACTTTGGCTGGCATTCCATCGGGAACAATTTCTCTTGGAAACTTTTATGGAAAGTCAAACAGAGTTACTATTTCATTGACAGCGTCAGGCAACAATTACGATGTGTACTCCAACAGAGGGCCAACATACTCTCCCGGTACTTCAGACATAACTGTAACTGTTCCCGGAACTGTTGGAAGCTCATCTACTGGCTCGTATGCCATGCTTGTGCCAAATGCCTTTAATCCCGGAGACACTGTAACGATTATCAACAACGGTGTAATCCAAGGTATGGGCGGCAACGGTGGTAGTGGCGGTAATGCGAATAGACCTGAGGGTACTTCTACACCGGGCAGTGGTGGTGGTGGTGGCGGCAACGCCATCTATGTTAACCGACCTACTGTTATAACCAATAATGGCACTATTGCATCGGGTGGCGGCGGTGGTGGCGGCGGTGGCTCTAATTCGAAAGATGACCAAAAACCGGGTTTTTCAGTCTATGCAGGTGGCGGCGGCGGTGGTGGTGGTGCAGGAACAAATAATGGCGGTGGAGGTGGAGGAGGTTCCGCTTACAACGTACAAGTCCCAGGTCCGCAATCGCTACCGGGAAACCCCGGCTCTCCCGGGTCATCTTCTAGTGGCGGAGCAGGTGGCAGCCCTAGGGTTCTTGGCCCTACACGAGCAGCAGGTGGTGGTGGTGCTGGTGGAGGTAGGGGAGCCGCAGGAGCCGCAGGAGCCGCAGCTAGTGGGTCTGCTCCCGGGGGGGGTTATCAACCGGGCGGTGGCGGTGGCGGCACTGGCTCCTATATTGTTGGAAACCCATTTGTAACTTGGCCTGCTACAGGAACAAGGCAAGGAAACGTATCTTAAGGAAGTTATATGCAAACATTGAAGATGAAAATTGTTGGGTACGAAGAAGAGTCGCATTCATTAATTGTGAGTTTTGCATCTGATGAAACAGCATCGCAAGATCCGTCTGCTTATCCATCGTATGCGTATCAGCCAATGTCGATGTGGCCTGATATAACAGATCCAGAAGAACTGATTAAAAGAATTGGTCATGCAGGAATTCATATGGCTGAACAGCAAAAAATAAAAGAGTCTTTCGTGCAAAATCAACAACTGATAGACAACCTCAAATCTTTTGTCGGCCAAGAAAAAACATACGATGTGACGGCTTTGTTAGAGCTTAACGAATCTTACTCAAATGAGACAAATATATGAAACATGAAAATTTTATTTTTTGTCGATCCTTCTCTATTTGTTACGGAAGCGCGAGCCCAAATGAAGTTTTTTTAGGGGACTATTCCAAGGTTCTTCAGCGCAATCTATGTATTTATGTTTATCAGGGCAGTGGAACTATTACATCTAGCAACGGATTGTTGTTTGAGTGCAATGAACAAAACTTAGTTGATCTACAGTCAATCACTGGCGGGATGGTTGAGAATCGCGTAGGAAGCAACGGTGGATCGTGGGTATGCGTCAATAATAATTATCGACAAAAAGAATTTAACTTTGAGCTTTTGAATACACCCGTAACAAAAACAGTAATTGGATCATTAAAAGAAACTTATTTATTGTGCTTGGACGGTTCAGTCACTTGTAACGGAGTGCCTATCTCTGAAAGAAATTATGCAAGAATTAAAAACGACTCAGAGGCTCAGATCGTTGTCCCAGAGAGTGCAGTAGCCATTCTTATGACAGAAAAATAGGTAGAGCAAAATTGATCCAATCTCAATCTGCCTTCTTGCTGCTGGCCTTGTAAAAAATATACAGGCGGGGTGTGATCTTTACAAGCAGGCCAAAGAGTCATTCGTAGAGATAAAGAAGACAGCCAATGACGTAGTAGCCATTGGCAAGGAAGTGCAAGGGATATGGGGGACGCTGAAAAAGTTATTTGGCAAAACCCCTAAGACAGATTCTCCAAAATCTGTTGCAAAGAGTAAGAAGTCTGAGTATGTTGCTGTTGATGAAACTCAAGTCAAGGCTGACATCGTTAAGAACCTTACTGAGTTCTTTAAACTACAAGAACAACTCGAAGCCCACATTAGAGATTCCGAAGAGAAATCAAGGACAGTAGTCTTTGCTGACGATGTGAACATAATGGAAGAAGCTCTGAACAGAGTCTTGGCTCAACAGGAGATGGAAAGACTTGTAGTCCAGATTCGAGAGTGCATGGTTTATCAATCTCCTCCCGAAATGGGCGCTCTGTATAGCGAAGTGTTCAGCATGAAGGACATTATTGCTGGAGAGCAAGAGAAAGCAAGAAAAAGGCGGGACGCAGAAGCATGGCAACGAAAGGAAAAAGAGCGCCTCCTACAAGAAAAACAGGCATATCTGTTGGTAGCTTTCCTTTGCCTCCTGTATCTGTGGATGCTAATCGTGTTCGTGAGCAAGACTGGGAGAGCGTGATGGGATGGATTGCAGCTTGTGTTCTTGTCGCATTACTGTTGCCAATCATGGCTATGCTGCTGCTTGAGACCCTTGAGGCAAAGCACGAGGTAAAGCAGCAAGTCGAGAAGGTTGAAAAAATGAGAAGACAGATTGAACAGAAAGAAAGGGAGAAACAAAAATGAACATTTACTGTATCTGGGGCTTATCAGTCCTGTTGGTTCTGTTGGTTGGTTGTGAGGACAGATTCCGCTATCCTTGCCAAGACCCACAGAATTGGCAGAATGCTGAATGCAAGCCACCAATCTGTACCGCCACTGGTACTTGTCCTGAGCAACTCACTAAACCTGAACCGGAGAAAAAATAATGCCAACCATTGGATACAAACCTAACAACCGCCTGACTCCCGAGGAAATTGAAGTCAGGATCTGGGCCATTGTGATCTTTTCATTGACCATGATCCTTCTGGGATCTGTCGCTATGTTTCTGTACTCTGTCTCATTTGTAACCCAGCCCATGAGCGGTATGGCTGCGATAGACAAGGTGTACACCCAACAGATTAATACCATCATGGTGTTCATCACTGGGGTTCTTGGCGGCGTTGCTGGTCGAACCGCTGTTTCTGCAACTGCTAAGGCTATTGCTACGGCAGAGTCAACAGATAACGACGAACCCCCAAAGCCATGAGCATATTCAATCCCTACGTCATGCTGGGAATCTTGCTGGCTATTCTGTCTGCCGCAGGCGGCGGGTACTACAAGGGCCAGCATGATGAGGTTACAAGACAGCAGTTAGAGATCGCCGAGCTTAATGCCCAAGCAAGGGCAAAAGAGCAGGCTCTCATCTCTGCTGTGACCACCCAAGCAACCAAACTTCAAAAGGCCAACTACGATGCAAAAATTGCTGCAAAGGAGCGTGATGCTGCTATTGCCTCTGGCAGTCTCAAGCTGCGGATTCCTGTCAAAAGCCCCGTCTGCCCCGTACAAACCGCCGGAGATCCCACCCCTCCCGCCGGAGATAGCGTTCAAACAGGAGGCGAACTTGACGCAACGACTGCTCAATCTCTTGTCGCCATTACCGACCAAGGAGATGCCAACACCAGACAGCTCAACGCCTGCATCGATGCCTACAACACCGTCTACCAAACCTTAAGGAGTAAACCATGACCCAACTGACAGCAAACTTCAGCCTGCACGAAATGTGCAAATCCGAGACAGCCATGCGTATGGGATTCGACAACACCCCCGACGACGAGGCAACAGAGAATCTGCGCCTTTTGTGCGAAAAAGTATTACAACCTGTCCGTGAGCACTACGGCAAAGGGGTCAAGGTGAACTCAGCCTTCCGCAGTCCTGAGTCAAATGCAGCAGTGGGAGGGTCAAAAACCTCAGACCATTGCCGTGGGATGGCAGCCGATATTGAGATTCCCGGCGTAGCAAATGCTGACTTAGCGCAGTGGATCATGGATAATCTCGAATATACGCAGTTGATTCTTGAGTTCTACACTCCGGGTATTCCTGATTCTGGCTGGGTACATGTCAGTTACGATCCGAACAACCTGAAGAAGCAAGAGTTGACTGCCACCAAGGTTGCCGGGAAAACGACCTACTTGAATGGATTGGTTGCTTAAATGTCTGCACTGAAGATCTCCGCTTTTGCTGGCATTGCGCCGAGGGTAGGCTCTGCTTTGTTGAAAGACAATGAGGCTACTTCGGCAATCAATACAAAGCTATACAGCGGAGAGCTTCGGGCGTGGAATAAACCTGGTGTTGTTGAAGGCGCGGCATCCTTGGCTGCCAGCGTTAAGTCAATCTACAAACACAAGAATGTGGCTGGGGATGATCTTTGGCTATCGTGGTCAACAGATGTCAATGTTGTTCCCAGTCCTATCTTTGATACTGGCGAGAATCCAATCTACTACACAGGTAGCGGCACTCCAAAGAAAACAAACTCAACACTCGCAGAGACTGGCACAGCACCATTCCCCGGCGACTACTATGAGATGGGTGTTCCAGCTCCAACGACAGCTCCAACAGTATCTGCCTCTGGTGGATCTGGTACAGCAGAGAGTCGCGTTTATCTGTTCACATACATCTCAACATTTGGAGCTATTGAAGAAGAGTCTGCTCCATCTCCTGCGTCGTCTGTTCTATCTGTTCTGCCCGGCGGAACTGTTACGGTATCCGGCCTTGGAACAGCGGCTCCTGCTGGCGACTACAACATAACAGCAAAGAGAATCTATCGAGCCGTATCGGGTACGTCCACCACCATATATCTGAAGGTCGCTGATGTAGCTATTGGCACATCATCGTACTCAGATACAAAAACAGCCACTCAGTTGGGTGGCGCTCTTGAGTCATCTAACTACAACCCGCCACCCTCTGATCTTTCTGGAATTGTGGCGATGGCTAACGGTATCTTGGTTGGATTCAGAGAAAATGAAATCTACTTCTCCGAGCCTTACGTTCCTCACGCATGGCCTGTTATTTACTCCCTAACAGTTGAGTACCCAGTTGTTGGTCTTGGTGCATTCGGAGAATCTGTTGTTGTCGCAACAAAAGGTAATCCATTCATCATCAGTGGAACAACGCCATCCTCGATGTCTCAGGCAAAGATACCTCTATTTGAGCCTTGCGTATCCAAGAGGTCAATCGTCTCTGACGACACAGGCGTGATGTATGCCTCACCTAACGGGATTGTGAAGATCTCTCAGGGCTTTGCAGGGGTAACAACAAACGGATTGTTCACTCGTGACGAGTGGCAATTACGATACCCATCAACAATGCTTGGTGCTGTTCTTGATGGCGCTTACTATCTGTTTTGGGAAGATCAGATCAATGATGTTCAGGAGTGTTTAATTCTGGACAGGAATGAAGCTGCATCAGCTTTAACCACAACGAACATTTACACAACAGCAGTATTCATTGACCCAACTTCAGCTCAACTTTTTATTGCATACACTGGTGTGGTTTGCGGGTGGGAGTCTGACCCACTAAACTTCCTAACCTACGACTGGACATCCAAGCTTTACATATTGCCAAGACCAGTTAATTTTTCTGCCATTCAAATAGATGCAGCCTTTGAAGACAATGCTTTGCTGGGCGCTCTACAAGACGAAGTTGATGCGATCATTGCCAGCAACCAAACAGTCTTTGCATCTGGCGTTGATCTTTTATCTACTCTTGGTAGTGTTGAGATAGGAAAAATTGTTTTGGGTGGGTCAATCCTTCAAAAAATTCCCGGCGTAGTCTCCTCTTTAAGTCTGCAAGTAAAAATTTATTGCAACGGAATATTAGTGTCAACAATATCTGTCACAGACAGATCAACATACCGACTTCCGTCTGGTTTCAAGAGCGACAGATGGCAATTTAAGCTCAGTGGCAATGTCCCACTAAGGGCCTTCAAGATAGCAGAGACAGCCAAAGAGCTTGCTCAGTTATGAAGAAGCCAGCTATCCCAACAACCCTGAGTATTCAAGATGCCTCTATAGCAACAATACTTAGGCCAATGAAAGAGAACCTAGAAATCATCACTGGCGTTCGTGAGGGAGCCATAGCTCAGTTGCCAACAGACGCAACTCTCGCACAGGTTGTAGCAAAGATTAACGAGATCATCACAAGGCTTAACTTCAATGAATGACATCGAGTTCCTTACGTTTGCAATGCGCGGAGACATGGATGCGGTTGGTCTTGTAATGTCTGTCGTAAAGATTGCTGATGTTTGGGACAACCTGATTGATGCTGATAAGCCGGTCAGCAAGGATGACATCAATCAAGCCTTCTGGTTGGCTTGTGTAGATATACCAAGAAATCCTGCGTACAGAAAGTACCAGCTAGACATCACTGCGGTCTTTAGTATAGGGATCATGAACTGGCACGTAGCCAACAAGCTTCAAGATGGCGACGATCACGCCAAACAGATTGCTCACGTAACTAGGTATTCAATCGCAGACGTATCTTTGTATTTGGCTACAGCCATAGGCGGCCCTGATTGGGCTGCCGAGGTAGGCCCAGAGCTTCGACTTCGGTCGCAGAAGGATAGGCTGGAAAACTTCCTGAAGGAAATGAAAAATGAAAAGTAAACACGAAAAATTTGCAAATAAGCTTCAGCTTTTGCGCGAGACGCACGGAGCAAACTGGAAGAACATCTGTCACCTTGATATGGGAGACAGTCCTTCTGCGCCTGATCCAAACCCCGGACAGATTGCTTCGGCGGAAGCAGCAAAAGAAGTTGGTCAGATGCAAAAAGATGTTGCTATGGAGTATTTGAATTTCTCCAAAGAACAGTATGCTGCCTTCAAGGATGACCTGAAGGAAATTGCTGCCGCTCAGAAAAAAATCATGTCCGACACGGCAAAGCGAGCAGAAGAGTACGCAACTTACGAGCGAGAAACATTTCGACCTTTAGAGAAGAGACTTGTCTCAGAGGCGGAGGAGTTCAACACTGCCGCCAAGCAGGAAGAGATGGCCTCTCAAGGGATGGCTGACGTAGCCAGTGCCTATCAGGTTCAGCGCCAACAGGCTTTGGACACAATGGCAAAGTACGGAATCAACCCCAACTCTGCTCGCTTTGCAGCAATCAATGCTCAGCTTGGTCAGGGTGAGGCTGCTTCCCGCGCAGGGGTAGCCACTAAATCAAGGATTGCTTCTGAGGAGATGGGCCGCGCTCGCCTATACGATGCCGCAGCCCTTGGCCGTGGTCTCGCATCAAATGCAACAGCGGCGGCCAGCACAGCCGCATCAGCAGGAACGTCGGCAGGAGGAAGCTACATGGCTCCTGCCGAGTTTATGGGCAAGTCTTATGGACAGACTGGAAATATGCTGGGCGGTGCTTCTTCTTCTTTCGGCACAGCCGGAAACATCTACGGACAAGAGTTCGGCGCAAGGATGCAAGGATATACCGCACAGATGGCAAACCAATCAGATATGTTTGGCGCTCTCGGAAGTGTTGCTGGTATGTATGTTGGAGGGCCAGGAGGCGCATCTCTGTTCGGCGCAACCAGAAAAGCCGACGGCGGATCTGTCAAACGCCTTGGTCGCGGCGGCAAAGTGACTGGCCCGGGCGGGCCTGTTGATGACAAAATCCCAGCCATGCTGTCAGACGGAGAGTACGTTATCCCAGCAGACACAGTAAAGGCAATCGGAGTCAAGAAGCTCGACAAGTTGGTCAAGGCGACTCACACTCCAGCGGCTGTTCAAAAACGCAGAGCACTGAATAAAAGGAGCGCATGATGGCAACAGGATTAGGAGCCTTCGTAAAAGGCGCGGTCGAGGGATATAAGACCAGCAAAGAGATGTCTCGCATGGATGCCTTGCAGAAGCGCGAAGAAGAGCGAGACGAAAGAGAGCGCCAGCGTTTTGCCTTGGAACAAACAAGGGCGCAGCGAGAAGAAGAGCAGGCCAAGATTGCTAGTGAAGCTCAGGCAGAAGCTCTTTCTGTTCTGGAAGATGCCAAGCGCGGTACTGGTAAATTCGCTTCGCTCGCAGACCCCGCCGCTCTTCAGGCGCAGCAGCAGGCCACCCAATCTGTTGAACAGAAGGCTGGCATGAGTTACGACAGGGCAGAGGCTCGACGACTTGGTAGGACAGGCGTAGATGAGACCCAGACAGCTTCGGTTACTCCGCAAGAGGAGAACCTCTTCAAGTCAGGCGGCGAAGGCTTGTACAAAAATCAAACCGCTGCTGACAATCTGAAATACCAGTTAATTGGCGATGCGATGAAGAAGTCTCTCCTCGCAAAAGGTGACTTCGGACGAGCCATGATGGTTGACCAAGATGTTGAGAAGATGAAGGAGCAGGGGTACGAACTTGTTCGCAAGAAGGCTGCTGCTCTTGTTATGGCTGGCGCACCACCTGACTCTGTTATCCCTGCACTCCAAAAGGTGTATGGGTTTGTTGATGACGGCAAGTCCATTGATCCAACCAAATCAACATACGATGCAAAAACTGGCACATACAACCTGAGTGTTGTTGACCAGAAGACTGGCAAGGTTGAGATGCGGCCACTGAATCAGCAATCAATGTTGTCAGCTTTGAACCAACTCGATCCAGTTAAAGTTCTTGAGCTGAACATTGGATCTCAGCGCCGCACAGAAGATCTTGCAATAGCAGCAGCCAACCGAAAAGAAGATGTTGCTCTTCAGAGAGAGAAGATTGGTGTCGAGCGCATAGGTGCTATTGCAACAAGAGATCTTCGTTCCGCTCAAAAGGCTGCTCTAGAAGATCAAGTCAAGGGCGCTGATGTCAGGGCCAAGGTAGAGAGCATCACAAAGAGCTTCCCGAACGCCGACAGGGTTCTCAAGCTAGAGGAGAGTGTTGGGCCAGATGTCGAGGCGACAAAACTATCTATCCAAAATGATACTGTTGGTAGAAATATCGCAGTCAATCTGGCCTCTTTGAATCCAAAAACTGATCCACAGATTTTGATTGGTGCTGCCAAGGCCGCCGCATCGGGCAAGCTGCCTGCGAGAAAGTCTGATCCAAAAACAGGGCGTTCGTATTTTGACTACGGCGGCGTACAAATCTTTGCTGATTAAAGAGGCAATCAATGGCAACAGGTCTTTCGTTATTTGGCGATGAGGACATCGACAGAGAAAATGACTCTCTCTATCTGTCAAAAGATGAAGCTCTAAGAACTGAGGTTCTTCCTAGATCTTACGGCGGGGACGTAAAACCCAGAACCGCCATCTCTACCCCGTCATCATCGGCTTCAATGCAACAGACTGGCTCGGCCAATCTTTTCTCTTTGGACGATCTCATGGGATCTGCTGTCCGTCAACCACCTCCATCGGAGACTGCGACAGCAAAGCCCAGCGAGATGTTCAGCGTCAATGATCTGATGGGCATAAAGTCTTCTCCAGCAACTACGCCAGTTGAGAAAGCTCCAACCGAAGATACCGGCGACTTCATGCGAGGCGGCGGCACAGCACTGGCACAGACCCCAGCTTTAGCATTTGGCGCTCTTGGCTTTGCCGGAGCCGCTGGCGAGAAAGCCTTTGGCACTGGCGGAGCCATGACCTCGCTGAAGAACTATGGCCTGAGAGAGTACGGCAGCCGAATGAAAGAGATCGGCGCAACAGCCAAGGACACAGACGATGTGACCAAGGCTTGGGACAAGGCCAAGCAGGGCGATCTTGGTGCTTTGGTTGATTGGGCGCAGTATGGCGTTGGTTATCTTGGCGGCAGCATCGTCGAGACGGTCGCCACATCCGCCCTTGGATCTGCCATCGGTGGACTTACTGCTGGCCCTGCCGGTGCTTTGGCTGGTGCTGGTGCTGGCGCTGTTGGAAAGCAGGCCGTTCAAGGTGTTGCCAAGAATCTGATCGAAGGCATGGTCGCCAAGGAAGCCGCTAAGCTGGCTGAAAAAGAAGGCGCTGAGTTTGCAACGGAACAGATGCTCAAGCAGGCTACAAAGACTGTCGCCAAGAACATTGGCGCTGGTACTGCTCTGGTTGGCTCCGGCATCATCAAGTCAACTGGCGGCATTTATGGCGAGGCAGAAGAGCAGGCAGGAAAAGAAGGCCGCGAACTGACTGGTGGCGATCTGGCCCGAATCTTTGGATCTGGCGTTGTTGCTGGTCTGTCTGAGGCGGCGGTTGATCGTCTTGGCTTGAGCGTTGCGGCTGGCAAGATCAACATCCCCGGCGCTGGTCGCCCCGGTCGTGCGCTGATTGGCGGCGCGGCTGGTGTTGGTATTGAGGGTGGTCAAGAACTATTCCAGACAGCCATTGAGCGTTTCGGCGCAGGCAAAGATCTCACTGGCGAAGATGCCATGAACGAGTACATCAACGCCTTTGCTTTGGGTGGATTGGGCGGCGGCACTATCGGTGCTGCGGTCGGCGCTTTCCGTGGCGGCAAGACATCCCCCGACAGAGTTCGACAGATTCTGGAGCAAGCTCAGGCTGATATGACATCCGACGATGGTCGTCAGGAACTGTTCGACTCGATGTTCGACGATCCAGCTCTTGGCCCAATCCTTCAGGCCAACGGCATTGAGTCTGGCGACGATCCAAGATTCCAGAATGTAGTCACCAAGGCACTGGCTACCCAGCGCATGTTGGTTGACCTTGAGGCTCCAACTCCTGAAGCCAGAGCTGAAACCAGAAAGCAACGTGAGGCTGATGTCCTTGCCGCTTTTGGCGAGACAGCATCTACCGCAGTCGGCGGAGATACGGGCGCAATCGAGCCCGTCATACAGCGAGCCAGCGTAACCCCCAATCTTGAGACCCGCACCCTAGAGGGTGAAGCTCAGCCAGTGATCCTGCCAGAGACAGCAGGCGGTCAGGCTGGTACGGTCGCCCTGTCTCCTGAAGACTTGGTTGCCAGACAGCAAGGCTTTGAGCCATTGATCGGCATCACAACAGACAAAGGCCCAGTCGGGAACAGATTCCCATCACCCCAGGCTGCCGAGACTTTTCTGTTCGGCCCGAAAGACGCAAAAACAGGACAGCGCAGCGGTGGCTACGCCCAAACAAACTTGGTCGGACAGGGACTTGAGGCGCGAATCCGTCAGGGTAAACGCTCCAAAGCCGAAGGCGGCGGCACGTTCTATTTTGTGGAGACTCGTAAGAAGCCAGCAGAGGTAACTCCTGCGGCAGCTCCGGTAGTAACTCCTGCCGCTCCGGTAACAACTGCCGCCGCTCCGGTAGTAGCGCCAACCGTTACCCCTACCGCCCCAGTGACGCCCACCAAGGGCAAGAAGACGGCTATTGCTGCTCTCACTCCAGAAGAAGAGCAACAACAGATTCCCCTTCGCGCTCGCGCCACAGAGATAGCAAATGAGCTGGAGGCTCTAGGCGGTGACAAAAACTTAATCAGCGGAATCCGTACTGCTGTAGCCGGTAAGAGCCGCATCACAGACAACAACTTCAGAGAAGCTAAGCTGGCTGAGTTGAAGGCGCTTAAAGGTGCTGGAGTACAGAAGGTCACAGAGAAGCGCGGCGTGTCGGTTTACTTTACTGATAGCAAGAGAGACCAAGGCCGCTACAACGAATACAAAGACAATGCGGACATAGGCCCAGTCTTGCAGTCGGCTGACGATGCTATTCAGCAACTGACCACATTCATCAACAACCTCGGTTATGCGGTTGCTGATGTCAACAATGCAACTCCTGACAAACGTGCGTTGTTTGCAAAGAACCTCATGTCTCAGATTTCTGGTTCAACATCTAGGATGTTGTTGAAGCGGGAAGCTGTTGACAAGAAATACAAGAGCGCAAGCCTTGAGCAAAAGAACAAGTCTCTTGCGGACTTGCAAAAAGATCTTGTCGCCGCGCAAGAATACTTAACCAAGCAGGGAGAACCAGATGCCACTCAAACAAGGCAAGTCACAGAAGGTGGTGAGCAGCAACGTCAAGGAGCTGGTGAACAAGTTCCAGCGGTCGGGGAAGATCGGGGGGTCAAAGCCGAAGAGCAAACAGGCGGCGGTGAAGCAGGCGGTGGCAATCAGCCTGTCGAAGTCAGGGCGCAGCCGCAAGAAGTAAAGCCAGCAGTTGACCCTGTAATGCAGGCTCGTGTTAAGGAGCGCATTAACAGAGCAGACGAAGACGGCGGCCTTGACTTTGCGGACGTTGTTAAGCTGAATAAGATGGTTGATGACGGCGACCTCATGGGCGCAATCAACAGCATGAAGAGGATTGTTGAAGGCAATCTTGGTGTTGGTGCTGGCGCAAAGTACAGCCTAAGCAGAGCGCCGCAAACAACCACAACAGGAAGGGACTTCTCTTATGGCAAACTCAAAACCGTTGACGACCTCAACAAGGATGTCAGAGGATACCTTGCAAGACAAGGAAGCACGGACAGCTTTACCGCAGCGAGAGTACCTCTCGGCAATCTTGCTGGAAAGATTCCCGGCCTCCCTTCCATGCAACGCATTGCCGATCTGTTCGGAAAGAAGCTCGTATATTTTGCAGTGGAGAAGGGAAGTGTTGACTTCATAGACGGCGCTGTCCTCAACGGATCAGACACAATCTTCATCAATGTAAACAGCACCCGACCACACATTCGGGTCTTGGGCCATGAGATGGTTCATGCTTTGCGGTTCAGTAATAAAGAAATTTATACAGCACTGACAAAACATCTGTCGCCTTATCTGGATCAGGGTGGCATGAATGCCTATCGAGCGCAGCTCAACAAAGAGGGCATGAAAGATCCAGCATTGATTCTGGAAGAAGCTATTGGCGACATCGTTGGAGACAGATTCGGTGAATCCTCCTTCTGGCAAATGATGGCCGATGAGAATCCAAGCATGTTCACGCAGCTCGCAAGAATTGTTGTGGACTTCCTTGATTCAGTAATGAACAAGATCCGCAGCAAGCAGACTCTGGACTCCAAGAATCTGTTGACAGATGTCGCCGCCGCACGCCAGGCAATCGTCAGCGTTCTGGCGGACTTTGAACAGAAGCAGCCAACAGCTCCAGCAAAGCCGACAGGTTTGCCATCCTTCTCTCAAAAGAGAATGGATCTTCCTGCGGAATTCGGCACTCAACCAATACCAGATGGGTATGTTCGCCTATACCATCAGACAGATACGGAGTCCTTGGATAAGATCGCCAAGGAGGGCCTGTCGATTAAATACGCTAGGGGTATTGAAGGGCCAAGAGCCATCTACGCTGGTGAGACACCTTTCTATGGCCCAGTAGAGACAAGGCCAACGCTAGAGTTTGTTGTTCCCAAAGATCAGTGGGATGCCCCGTTTGTTCTTCAGGACGTACAGCCAAATCAAATCATTGCTGCTCACTATCCTTGGCACAGAAGAGTTCGGTATCTTGAAGATGCGGACAATCAAGATGTTCTGCAAAAAGCCTTGGCTGGTGAATTTGATGATCTTGAAGGTGACTACAAACTTGCTGTTGCGTACGTGAAAGATAAGTACGGCAAGCCAGCACCATCTCAACAGAGAGCGACAAGATCTGCTGGAGTTTTAGCCGAGGTCGCTCCCAACCCAGACCAAGAGGTTGCATCACGCTGGAATGAGATGACAGTCGAGGAGAAGACTCGCGCAACTCAGGCCCTAGCCAACAAGATGATGACCCAGATTTTTAATCTACTGGATCTGACTGGGTTTACCTATAGATTCTCTAGCGGTCGATATGAGGGTGATGTCAACCCAAACATATTGATTGATGCTCCAGCAGGTGCGTCTGTTCAACAGTTGGAGACTCTCGCCAAGGTTATGGGTTACGTGTTAGATCAGAAGGCGATGGTTGCTTACGACGAGAACAACACAACGTCCGGAGATCAGGCTGGTTTTGTTAAAGTTGAAATCCCGTCTGGAATGTCAGAGGTTCAGTTTGACAACCTACGCCAGCACATCTCTGATAGAGTTCCACAAGCAGACAGCGACACATTGAGAGATGGTGCGTTGATATTCGGAAACTTCTCCGCATATAACGACAATGTGCAGACGCTGACTGATGACGAGTACAGGGCGGCAATCAGATCCGCTGTCGAGTCTTTTGACTACGATGGAGAGATTCGTGTATCTCAGCCGCAAACTTTCCACAGCCAGTTTATCTGGCCTGACAACAGAGAAGCTTATTTAGAAGGGACAGAATATGGCGAAGGTAGTGGACTTCAAGGTGGAGAAGGGGCAAATGTTCGGAGGAGCAGGCGTGAGCGTCTTACGGACATTGCGGAGCAAGCCATCGCCATCCGCGATAAATGGATTGACTCCAGAGGAGCTGCTCGCTCAGGACGCAGACTCCAACCTAACCAAATCTCTGTGGGAGAACCGGACGCAGAGTACGGAACCCCCAAGCAAGGGGCAATCGAGGTAATAGCTGTTCACTTCAGCCAAGAACCACGGAGAGTTTTAAGCTCAGCATTCTTTGGGACTGGCCTTCGTGGTGCAGAGAAGTCTCGATTAACAGACCCAGCGAATGCCGACATCAGAAACCGCATATACACCTATGTGGATGTTGGCTATGGCATCAAGCCAGAATCCGGTGTTGGTAGTGTTGCTCACACAATCAAACTCAAGAATATCTACGATGCTGTTGCCGATACGCTTGGCCTAGCCAGAGGCGCTCGCGGCACAACAGAAGAAGAGATCTCCTCATCGTTTGAGAGGGCTGTCTTGAGAGCTGGTTTTGATGGCTACTACAGCGCACCGCAAGGATCTGAAAGGGGCTATGCCGTATTGGTCGGAGAGCATCAAATAGAGATAGGCGGAGACACCACCAAGGCTCCGATGTTCAGCCGCAAGAGAGAGGGTGAGACCTTCTACTCTGCAATGGAGCGTGGCTTTGAATCTGTCAAGCAAACATCTATGCCTGCCCAGCAGTGGAAGTCATGGCTCAACTCGAATAAGGAAAAGCTTGGAATCAGGAAGGCTGAGATCGAGTGGACTGGTATCAATGAGTGGCTTGATCTGCAAGAAGGCAAGGTCGAGAAGCAGACCGTCTTAAACTGGATTGCAGGCAACAAGGTCAAGCTCAACGACATCATATTGACTGATAACCCATCTGTCCCTTTACCTGAATACAAAGACCCAACAGAAGAGGACTATAGAGAGTTTGTTCGAGAGCGAATAGAAGAGCAAAAAAATAATGTTGAGTACGCAGTGTTCGGGTCAGATTTTTATGATTTAGAGGAAGACTTTCCACAACTCTACAAAGTAGATCCAGACTCCATGAGTATGGAGGAGGCTAAGCAGTGGATATTGGACAACTCCTCGATGGCGGTGTTTAACCGTGAGCACATTAGAGGCTATGAGAGATCTCTTGGCAGGGCAAAGGATAGGCTGAAGGCAAGGCACAACACTGAGCGCCTGACATTGCCCTATGGCATGGACTATGCAGAAATCATATTGACAGATCCAAGCATCCAGCCATATAAAGATCAAGATAGCGTTCACTTTGGTGACGTTGCCTATGGTAAGCACATTGGGTGGCTGAGAACAAATGTGCGTAAGGATGCGGACGGTAACGATGTTTTGTTCTTGGAGGAGATCCAGAGCCAAAGAGCGCAAGAAGGTCGGGAGCAAGGATTTGATGTTCCTAATCAGCAGATACGGCAAGCCACTGATGGCGGGTGGGAGATTGTTCGAGCAAATGGTGAGATTGAAGATGGCTTCCCAAGCCGCGAAGAGGTTGAAAGGTTCATCGAGTCTGAAGGAAGCGGTGCAGTCCCACGAGCGCCATTCGTTAAAGATACAAAGTCATGGGTCTCCTTGCTTCTCAAGAGGGCTATTGCTTATGCTCAAACCAAAGGCATTGATCGCGTTGCTTGGACTACCGGAGACCAACAGAATCAAAGGTACAGGCTGAGCGAATTCGTCCGGGAGATAACATATCAACCAACAGAAAAGGGCTTTTACGTTAACACCATTTCTCTCGGCGGGGCAAACATCAAAAACGCCGATATGTCAAAGAAAGAAATCTCTGCGACATTCGGCAAAGACATTCTTACACTTATGGAGAATGATGTTGGCGATCAAGAGTTCGATCCAGCGGTGGAGCCAGATCTCAAGGATATAAAGACAATCCGTGGCGACAACCTTGCGATGGGTGGCGCTGGTATGCGTGAGTTTTACGATGTAATCGTCCCATCTGTCGCAAAAGAAATTACAAAAGCAACCGTCAGTCCAATGTATGTGGTTACGGCAGACCCATACGAAGGGAAAAGAATTCAGGTTGTTCAGCAAGAGGGTGGAAAGTATCAACTCGTTGAGGTTGATAATAAAGTAGAAACTCCCGTCAGCAAAATGTTTGACACATACCAAGAGGCCGACAATCAAAGAATGGCTCGATATGAGGCTGAGTCGAAGGGCGCGAAGCCACAGATGGGGTTCATCATCCCCGAAAAGATACAGGAACAGGTTGCCAATGATGGCTTCCCGATGTTCAGTCGCAAGCGTTACGAAGATCAGTTCTCTGATGTCAGCCCTGACACCCGTGAACGTGCTCTAAAGAAAGGCTTCTACTCTCCCCCCACAATCAAGGAGAGACTGGATCACCTTCGTCCAAACTTCGCAATGCGTATCGTGCAAGGTACGTTCGACAAGTTCAGATCTGTCCGCGACATCAGCCAGAAAGCCTATCTCATGCTCCGCATGTCTGCTGGCTCTCAGGATGGAGCTGTCTCCACACTCCTGCACTACGGTCAAGTCTTCAATGATGATGGCGCACTGAACGTGAAGAAGGGGACGCAGGGATTGTTAGAGATTCTCGATCCTGTCGGCGGTGAGGTTGATCGCTTCCTGCTTTGGATTGCAGCCAACCGTGCAGCAGCTCTGTCAAAGGATGAGCGCGAGCGTTTCTTCAGCCCAGAAGACATCAAGTCTTTGCGTGGCCTGAACATGGGTACTATGAAGAATGGTAAGTCTCGTCTCGCTATCTACGCCGAGACCCTGAAGAACATGAATGAGCTGAACAGATCTGTCCTCGATGTCGCCAAGGATACCGGGTTGATTGATGCCGAAGGGTATAAACGCTTCTCCGCAGACATCTGGTACATCCCGTTCTATCGACAGATGGAAGATGACGGCAGCCTGTCGGCAGCCCAGACAAGTTCCGGAGCTGTTGGTCAGTATCTGTCCAAGAAACTGAAGGGTAGCGAGCGCCCATTGAACGACCTGATGGAGAACGTCCTGATGAATTGGACGCATATCCTGTCAGCCTCGATGAAGAACCAAGCGGCAGTAGAGACATTGGCTTCCGCTACCCAGATGGGCGACATCGTGACCAAGCTGGAAAGACAAGAGAAGGGCGCTGTCAAAGTCATGGAGAAGGGCAAAGAAACCTTCTACCGTATCGACGACGAGTTCCTTCTGACATCGCTGTCTGCTGTTGCTCAGATGCCCAGCTACGGATGGGGCATGGACATCATGCGTGGCTTCAAAACCACGCTGACTCGCTTCATCTCCTTGTCTCCCACCTTCAAGATCAACAACTTGATCCGAGACTCGATTCAGTCTATAGGTCTGTCTGAACTCAGCAGAAACCCAATGGGCAACGTGATGCAGGGATGGAGAGCCTACAAGACAGAACGTGCCGAGGCTCTTGCTGGTGGCGGCTTGTTCGCTATGGGCAACGCCTTCGACGGAGATCAGTCCGCATCAGTGAAGCGCCTACTCAAGACCGGTGTGAACAAAGCTGACATCTTGGACACACCAGAGAAGGTGGCATCTTTCTTTGGAAAGATCCAAGACAAGTACGACGAGGTGAGTGATGCCTCTGAGAATGCCAACCGGCTTGCACTGTATCAACAACTCCGTGCAAAGGGAGCCTCACATCTTGAGGCATCCTACGCTGCGAGAGATTTGCAGGACTTCAGCTTACAAGGTAGCTGGTCTGCCATACGCTATGCGGCTCAGGTTCTGCCGTACTTCAACGCCAGACTTCAGGGCTTGTATAAGCTGGGGCGTGATGGACTCGACCCCACCATGCAGGTGCTGACAGGCAAGGCTTCGGACACCGAGAGACAGAAAGCGGCAAAGTTTGCCACTGTCACTGGAGCAGTCGTGGCTGCTGCTATGATTTTGTATCTGACGCAGAAGGACGATGAGGACTGGAAGAAGCGTGAAGATTGGGATCGTGATGCCTTCTTCTGGTTCAAGCTCCCCGGAACAGATAAAGCTGTTCGCATTCCCAAGCCATTCGAGATGGGCGCAATCGCCACTCTAGCAGAGCGCATGACAGAACAGATGATTGACTCTCAAGTTGAGGGCAAGGTGTTTGCCAAGCGCCTGCTATCTGTATTCCACGACACCTTCGCCGTCAACCCAGTCCCACAGGCAATTCGCCCTCTCTACGACATCGCTCGTAACAAGGATGGATTCACTGACCGACCTATCGAGAGCATGGGCATGGAAAGAATATCTGTCCAGAACCGCGTCTCCCCTGGAACTTCTGGAGCTGCCGTTGCGCTTGGAACTGTCAACAGTCTGTTCGCTGAGTTTGCTTCTAAGGCTACCGGCGGGGCTATCAGCACACAGTCCACGCAGCTATCGCCAATCCAGTACGACTACTTGCTCAAGGGATACCTTGGCTGGGTCGGAACTGTAATTCAGACGGCATCTAATGTGGCGGCTACCCCATTCAAGGATGGCGCATCGTCACGGTACGAGCGTATTGATGACTTCTTGGTTGTGGGCAACTATGTCAAGACGGTTCCTCAGTCACAGTCTCGCTATGTCACATCGTTCTACGAGAACGCTAAGGACATCGCAACCGCAACATCAGATGTAAGCCACTTCCTGAACTCAGGTCAGCTTGAGAAAGCCAAGGAAGCATTCATCGAGAAGAGCGACAAGATCGCCCTAGCCAAGCTGTACACCAAAGGAACCAACATGATGTCAACCATTGGCAAACAGGTGAGGATAGTGGAAGACGATCCCAAGATGAGCGGCGCAGAGAAGCGGCTTGAGATTGAAAGACTGCAACAGCTTCGCATCCAGATAGCCAAGGATGTCGAGGATATGCGTATCGCATCCAAAAAGAAATGAGGTAATCATGACGACATATACAAAGCCTGAGTTGCGTGATCGCATCAAGAAGCAGGTAATGGCTGGCAGCAAGGGCGGTGATGCTGGTGAGTGGTCTGCCCGTAAAGCTCAACTGGTGGCTCAGAAGTACGAGGCTGCTGGCGGCGGGTACTCTGGTGGAAAGACTGGAGAACAGAAGTCTCTGTCTAAGTGGACGAAGGAGGATTGGAAGACATCCGATGGCAAACCTTCCGAGGGTAGAAAAAGATACCTCCCCGCAAAAGCTTGGGACAGCTTGTCACCCAGCGAGAAGGCTTCAACAAACAAAGCCAAATCGCAAGGCAACAAACAAGGGAAGCAGTTCGTAGCACAGCCTAAGAAGATTGCTCAGAAGACGAAGGTGTTTCGCCGCCCGTAGCGTTGCGATGCCCATCAATCCAGTCCACTATATCTTCTCGGTAGGCTTTCCACCGACCGTTCTCATCGAACCGAAATGCCGGAATCTTTTTTGAGACGCACCACTGACGGGCTGTCTCAGGTACAACCCCAAGCATTCGTGCAATCTCTCCGACTCCGATCACTTCTTTCATAGCTCTAACTCTCCTTGCTCTCCATCGGAGGCATTCTCTACTGCGATCTGTCGGCCAAGAGCCTCGACCAGTTCGTCTTGGTTTGCAACCTTGACGTTAATCAAAGACTTGGCGACATGGCTCAGTGCCTGTGAACGATGAGAGGCGCGAACCAAGCGAATGGTTTGGCCGTGGCCTACGATATAGATGCGTTGCTGTTTCATTGGTGTCTCTTTAAAATTTGTTTTCGTCAATACGGTGATCGCCGCACCAGTCATTCACGAACACTACGGGGTATCCGTTCATTGTTGGAGCGTGACGGCGGCATCGACCTAAGTCGTAGCCAAGCTTGTTCTCTGCCTTCTTTGGGACAAACCAGATGCAGGTCTTACAGCGCATACCTTCAGAGCGGTGAGACCAAGGGTCTTTGATTTTTTGCTCATGCCCACTGCCGCCAGCGATAGCGCCAATAAATTCTTGTTGCTCGTTCATTTTTTTACTTTCTTGGTTTCTC